TTATAATATAGAAATGAACGAGGAATGGGATGATTGGCATGTTATGATGCCATATCTTCCTATTCCTGAAAATTGTTTTGTACGTGCGTTGCCCCCTATTTGTGGTGTTATGAGCCGATTAGAAGTAAAAAACATAAAACAAAAAAAGATAAGGATCACGCTTGATGTGCATGATCGCATTAAAAACTTTGGGATGCCTTACTGGTTAATAGAATCAGGGTCAGAGGAAAGTATCGTAAGGTTTGACGATCCAAAAACACTTGGTTATTTAATATTTAAGGAACTATGCGTATGACGATTAAGATTACCAAAGTATTGCATTGCAATGCAGAAAAGCTAAAATATTTTGAAACAGACGACTACGGACTTGTTATTAATTGCAAGCATAATTATAATTTTATTTGCTACATACTAGAGCAGGAAGGTGATTTTTATTTTCAATGGACAGACCGTGTAAGAAGTTATACGGTCATGCTTAAAGTCATTGGTCGATCATACCTAAGTGTTGCTGTTGATTTTACGGGTTGTTTTTTATTCCCTATAGACAATAATCCAATGACTGTTTATTACATGAGTGAAACAATAGGCATTAATAATAAAGATTTTACTTTATTAATAAATAATATAATTAGAGAATTTTACAATTCTCGCGCAGAGTATGTGGAGAAAATATGCAATACATAAAAGATCAAATAAAATACTTAGCTATTCAATTGAATAGGATGTGAGGTTTCTAGTGCTAGTACGTAGAATATTTAAAGAGATTAAAATTCTTGATCCGAATCAGTATCATATAATTAAATATGCACTTATTGGTATATTATTTTTTCTGAATGGTTTGTGGATTAGCTTTGCTTTTTATGAGCATAATTATATAAATACAGCATTACTTATATTTTATTTTTCTTACAGTATCATGGGTTTTATGTTTATTCTGATAATCCAATACTCTAGTAAGGTAAACTACCAAAGACATTTAGAGATACAAAAAGAAATGTTTCGTGCATTTGATGAGCAAATGAATATTATAGATAAAAAATAACAAAACATATGACGACCCGATAAACAAGATTATCGGGCTTAAAGGAGACGGGGAAAATGGAAGATAATAAAATAACAGAAATTTATAAACCATGTATCGAAGAACTCAGGTCAATGAGAAATGATGAGTGCAACAAAGCGGCAGAAAACATAATTGTCTTATGTAATAATATATTGCAAAAGAATAAAACTATTGGTGAATTAACGCATAAGTTAGAAATTCTTGAGGCTGAAAGAAAAATATATAAGGATTTAGTTTATTTGCATGCAAGGAGGAATAATGACTGATCGAGTTAGCTCATTGACATTAGTTCTCAATAAAGAATGGCGCATTGATGATGTAGAGCATCTAATTAATGCCCTCAGACAATTTAAACAAGTTGTAGATGTGGTTCCAAATATTCAAGATCCATATTCCGAGGCTGTTGCTCAAATTAGATGTTATGATAAAGTTAGGAATGATTTATATGAATTACTAGAAAAATATCGAGGGATAAAATGATTAACATATTCAAAAAAAGAAAGGGAAATAAACTATGCGATGACAAGCTAGTTGAGTTGGTAGAGGCTATCATGCTTTTTGAATGCAGTGAAAAAAACACTATGGATCAACAAAAATTATTATCACATTATTACGGATCATTAGTTTACCTTCCGGTATTAACTATAGGTATATTTTCTAGCTACCTTAAAAAAAATGCTTTTGTAGAAGGAAAATTAGCTGAACATTCAGTAACTACAGCTATCATCGATAGTAATGCCCTGCCCTTGAAGGAAGATACAAATGATTAAGTTAAGGGATTATATTGAGAGTTTAAATTTTCATGATAAAAAAGATGTGGTTATGAATACTTTAGTTGTAGATGATGATATTTATGTGGTTAACTATAATACTGGAAGCAGAATAACAATAAACCACAAAATTCCCTTTAAAGAAGGCTCATAATGAAATATGTATTCAGAATGCACCGTGGAACATATGAAGATGCGAAAAAAACAGAAAAAAAATTTAATAATATTTCTGATATAATCAAACATGTTCAAAATATTGAAGATCCATTTATTGACTATCAAAATGCAAATATTACAATTGTTAAGTATAATGATTTTGAAAAAGTAGTTTTATGTGATGGTAAACCTATTGGTTTTATAAGAATAAAAAATGGAGCCAACAAATGGACAACATGGCGCGAAGAATATAAGGAAAGCAAAATTGACATGGAGTCTTAACTAACTACATAGGTGACACTATGACAAAAGAAGAAAAGAAAAAGTATATGGATGAATATAATGCAAGAATAGAAAATTTAATACCTGGGTATAAAATTATAGATATCGATGATTCACCTAAAAAAGGTAAAAAAAATAATTATTCAGATTATTTTATAGATAGTATTTCTTTTTCATTATATTAATGGTTCTTGGCATGAAGGGTTAGAAAATGATTGCATCATATGAGCAGAATCTAACCCTGCTAACATACCTATATCTTTGGCCTGACATATACCCATAAATGCATCTGCCCCATGACTAGGCCATAAATGTTCCGGGCCTATATCAACCCCATGCTTATCTCTTTTCCTTTTATAATTCATCAAGCAATCAATAAGCTTACTCGCTGAGTGCTTGTGAAACATAAATTGATGAAAATGCATCCTAGCTGAATTGATTGCATCGCCCTTCCTATTAATTTTAGGTACTATATTTATTCTTAATCCAAGTTGTTGGGCTGTTTCTTGTCTAGTTGATCCTGATGATTCTGTTTTAACGCCATCATGGGGCCAAAGAGATTTTCCTAAAACGCAAGAATGTTGGGTACACCAATTATTAATATAATTAACGTAATGGCTAATACCATGTCCAAAATCATCATGATAATGTACAATCTTAATATTTCCATTTTGCACTATTTGAAAAAATACAATAGCCATTAAATCTGCATTTGATTTTGAGAATGATAAATCCCACGATGTATGCACTGGCAACTTAGGATCAATTTCAAAATCACATATTTTTCCATTCTTCTCAGCTTTTTTCATCTCTTGTTTAAATATTACGGCATCTGATGCAATGGTCCATATGCAATAAAGCTCTTGTTTAATCATATCTAGCGTCATTACTTGTGCATCTGATTTTATCATTTCATCTGTGTAGATTCTGTTACCATCGTTATCGTAAGTATCTAGGCACGTCAATAAAGATGTATACCACTCACCTGGATTGGATTTAGCTTTATTCCACATAGCGTAAGCATGATTATGCTCATTAGGCTCCCCAATAGGTGTGGTATTAAGCATCATCCAACCACCTGAAATACTAAGCATACTTTTAACAACAGCTAAGGCTTTTGGATGGTGTAATGCATATTCAGAAAAAATAATACCTTTAGGAGATGCACCACGTAAAGCATCTAAGTTAAGGCCACCTAATATTTGTATTTCCGAACCATTGATTAATTTTATTTTCATCAAGGTATCATTTGTTCTTTTTATTAGGTCTTTAGGTATTTGATCAATAAATTTGTGTCCATCTTTATCGATATTATCCCATAAAGACCTTCTAGCTTGAGTATGTGTTGGAAAAATAATGAAGTAGTTACCCTTTCGCATAAGAGCACTACATAAGATAACTTGAAAACACCCGCGATCTTTTCCAGCTTGCCTGTGCCATATTAAATAAGCTAATTTATAATGATCTATAAAAATAGCTTTAAATAAATCCCGTTGATATGGCCTTAAATTTATATTATATGGCAACAGGTTAACATGCTGTTTAGCTACTAAGCTCAATAGAACCTTCCTTGGTTATCCTCTAATATGGAGTTTATTACACGTCATTTAAGCTTAAGTAACAAAGAGGAAGCTTTTCCTTAGCTATATTTATTATACAAGATGACGTTTTAAAATACAATAGTTTATTCTATTGACTTATTTTTCTACATAAGTTATCTTGTTTGTATCAGATGGAACCTCAGGAAGAGGATAATCGTCTTTATTAATTTAAAGATGGTAACCGCGAAGGAACGAATCAACTATTCGACAACCTTATATTAGTTACCTAAATGGAAAAAACTATATAAGGAGGCTCGGATGCCTAATTTATCAAATGTTGCAATTCAGCAATTTTATGACGCTTTTATTAATGAATACAGTGCAAAAGCTGTGCTTGGTAGTGGTAAAACAACCCAGTTAGTTTCTGGTGTTCGTGGTGACGCTTACAAATGGCCTGTACAAGGCAATATCTTAATGCAGGAACGAGGTGCTTATGGCTCTTTAGTACCATTAGTAGATGTTGACTACACTAGAAAAACTACAACTTTCACTGACTATGCTACTGGTGTAACTGTGGATGAACACGAGCAAGCACTTTTAGAAACTGATGTTGTTGGCACTTTACCTGCAAAATTAGCTGCTTCTGCAGCCCGTATGGAAGATCAAATTATTATTGATACCCTAGTTGGTACAACAGTCCCATCTTCAAATGATATTGCTCATGGTGGTACTAACTTAACAGTTGCTAAAGTTATGGAAGTAGCAGAAGCATTTAAAGAACAAAACGTGCCTGAAGAAGATCGATTCTTGCTAATTACTGCTAATCAGCGTACAGCTTTATTAAATGATGACAAAGTTCTAAATACTTTATACGTAAATAACCGTAATTTAATGACCGGTCAATTAGATCAGTTATTAGGTATGAATATCATTACGCTTGGAAATTATATAGAAGGTGGCTTACCAGTTACTAGTAATATTCGATCATGTTTTGCATGGCAACGTAATGCTCTTGGTTTAGTACGTTCAATCAACGCTAAAACAAATGTTGAGTGGTTACCACAGAACTTATCTTATCTTGCTTCTGTGAATATGCGTTTAGGTGCCTCTACATTGTTAGAAGAAGGCGTCTCCATTATTTATTGTGACGAAACTGCATAATAAATACCCCCCATAACCATAACTAATAAGGATTTTATTATGGCTTTTACAAGTAGTAAATTTTCACGTTTATCATCTGGTGTAACATCAACTAATGCAGTTAATTTGTATTCATACAAAGATACTGCAACTGATTCTTTAGCAACTATACAAGGTTCAGGTTATTTTGACAGCGTAAGTAATATTCGCGCAGGCGATTTAATTGCGATTGAAGGTACTGATGGCCGTGACTTCATGTACGTTGTTTCTTTAGCTCCTGTTGTTACTGCAGAATATAACTTAACTTCTGTAGCCAACGGTAGTATTACTGAAGCTAAATTAGCAGCAAATTCTTGCACTGAAGCTAAAATGGATGCGGCAACAGCAGCTAAACTATTATCAACTGGTGCGGTTACTGCAGATCATTTAGCAGCAAACTCTATCACCGAGGCAGACTTTGATACAGCGACAGCTGCTAAATTGCTTTCTGTTGATGCAGTTGATGCAACTCACATTGCAGCAAATGCGGTGGGTACTTCAGAAATACAAAATGCTTCTGTAACCGGTATTAAACTAGCAGTTGGTCTTTTGCCTTTAGATAAGCGTATCCACACAACAACTGGTGGTAATGCTAATGAAGATGTAACTATTGCTGGTGTTGTTGCAACTGACGTTGTAATTGCAACTATGCATACAGTTGGCGCTACACCTAGATTACTTGACACTGCTGTTACTGCAGCTGGAAAAATCACTTTAGGTTTTAGTGATGATCCAAGCACGGATCATAAGGTAAACATCATAGTTTATCGCCCATAAATAATTTAGGGGCTAGTGTTAGCCCCTTTTTCTTAAGGATAAGGAGAATATAAAAATGGCTTTTTCAAGTTTAGGATGGGCACGAATTTCTGCGGGCTCATATATAGATTCAGTTGTGGCATATGCCTATGAATCTAGCGATACAATTGCAACAATTACAGCATCGGGTTATT